TGTCAACGCAGTGGACGGTGATGGCAATGAAGTGGACACGGATGTCCAACCCTTCATCTGGGAGATTGATAACCGGGATGCGTTCAAGACTATGGGTGAACCCTTCACTCAGATGGCTAAGCAACGCCGCCTACCAGTACAGCACTGGATTGATTGTGGTGCAGATGAACGGTCCATCCCAACAGGTGCCAAGTTCTACGTACCTACTGCATCAGTAGACATGACAGATGGCATTGAGTTGTCTGAGACTGACCAAGGCCGCTTCACTGATTTCATTGAGTGGATTAATAACTACAATGAATACATCGTAAGTTCTTGGAACGATAAGCGTTCACAGAAGATGGATGCTGAAGACGAGGCACTAGTGGAAGACTTCATCGACATTGAATCTGATGGAGATGAGTAATGAATGTTACACACCCCGGTGAGATACGAATTCATAAGTATCTAGAGGATGTGCGTAAGGCGAAGCGTGGCATGTCAGATGCCACCATCGCTCGCATTGTTCGTGACGTTGAGGAAGCTGTACGTAAACAGTTCAATCAAAAGGAACGTAAGTTCACATTGCGTATGTCCAACATCGGTCGTCCTGAGTGCCAACTTTGGTTTGAAAAGAACAAGCCAGAGGAAGGCATTGATATGCCTGCTAACTTCCTGATGAACATGATGATTGGCGACATCGTGGAAGCTGTCTTCAAAGGAGTGTTGACAGAAGCAGGTGTAGACTTCAGTGATGGCTTTAAATCCACATTGACTGCAGGTCGTCACAAGATTGACGGCACCCATGATTTAATTATGGATAAAAGAGTTGACGATATTAAGTCAGCATCACAATGGTCCTACAACAACAAGTTTAAGGACTATGCAACACTGAAAGAGCATGACGCCTTTGGCTACATTGGTCAGCTAGCAGGCTATTCTAGAGCACTTGGAGTTGATCCCGGCGGTTGGTGGGTAGTCAACAAAGCTAATGGCGAGTTCAAGTATGTATCTGCGTGGGACATGAAGCCTGAAGTCAATGACATCATTGATGACGTAGCTAAGAAAGCTGACTCACTTGAGGCTAACAACTTCAAGCGTTGCTTTGAACCAGTTGAAGAAACTTTCAGGACTAAGCCTACAGGCAACAAGATTCTAGGTGAAGAATGTGGTTGGTGTAGGTTCAGACACAAGTGTTGGCCTGACATGCAGGAACTACCTGCCCTTGCGTCTAAGGCGAAGGAACCGCCTATCGTTGCATACGTAGAGATAGCAGATGAGTATAAAGAGAAGCAAAGTAAGAAGTAATGCAATACGTCACGGCTACCGATCAGGCTTAGAACATGTAGTTCTAAATTCCCTGAAAGATAGAAAGTGTGATGCCCAATACGAATGCTTCAAGATTGAGTGGGAAGATCTGATGTACAGGAAGTACACACCAGACTTCCTACTTCCCAATGGGATAATCATAGAAACGAAAGGCAGGTTCACGCCTGCTGATCGTATGAAGCATCTCGCCATTCAAAAACAGCACAAAGACTTAGACATCCGATTTGTATTTAGTAACAGTAACTCTAAGTTACGCAAGGGTGCTAAGACTACGTATGCTGATTGGTGTGATAAGCACGGGTTCCTGTATGCGGATAAGGATGTCCCACAGGAATGGATAGACGAGAAGAAATCATCTAAGCCTTTACCTAAACAGGTTATCCCATTTCCCTACAAGAAAATCGTAAGGTAATATAATGACAGAAGAAACTGAAACAAAAGAAACTTCATTTGCTATTGTAGTAAGCCCAGAGTTCAACAAGGAAGGTAAATGGACTGGTGTAGTTGGCTGTCACATGGAAGAAGAAGTTAATCATTCCCTTAGTGAAGATGAGCTAATGCAGATACGTTCAGTGTGTGGCATGATGGCTACAACACTCACTATTATGGAACAGGATGAAGACTTTCTTGAGTACGTAAAAGAAGCATTCTTGGCGTTGAACGGCGACATGGTCGATGACTTTGTAGAAGCACTTGAGAAAGACGAGAAACCAAATTTCACAAAAGATGGTAATGTTTTTACCTTAGACTTTAGTTCTAAAACACATGGGAGCGCATGATGAGTTTGAAAGATATTCGTGGTGATTTAACACCGGAGGTGAATGCCCTGTTAGAAGATCTAGTAGAGGATGATATGTACGATGAGATTAACAAACCATCTCATTACAATGCTGGTAACATTGAGACGATTGATTACATCGTCGATGTTCTTAGCCCTTATCACGCTATTCATTATTGCCATGGTAATCTTCTCAAGTATACTGGTACTCGTTTGTGGACTAAGGGTGATCCCATCGCTAATGCAGAGAAGGCGTTGTGGTACCTGAAGAAACAGATTGAGTTGATGAAGCAGACAGAAGGGACTAACTGGTAATGACTGTTGAAGTTAAGATTGACTTAGAGTTTGAAATAGATATAACTGAAGTTTCGCCTGAACATAGGAATGAAGATGGAATCACAGAAATCGTCACAGAAGTGCTTGATGCGTGTGTCTATGACATTCCGGGTGCGGACCTCAAAAAGTGTGAGCTATCTATTGAAGGAATTGACTAGTGGATTTAACAAAGTACAAAGGGATAACCATAGATCTGGACAGAGATAAAGATCTGTCAGATCAGGCGATGGCCCTGCTAAAAGATTATTACATGTTAGATAACGAACTGTATGCACAGCAAGCATTTGCACGTGCGGCGGTTGCGTATTGCGAAGGTGACTATGAATTCGCTCAGCGTATTTATGATTATGCTAGTAAGCGTTGGTTTATGTTCGCTAGTCCTGTGCTTTCAAACGCACCGGCTGACGATAATAAGCCAAAGGGATTGCCAATCTCTTGCTTTCTTACTTATGTTGGTGACACTCTTGAGTCTCTCATCGGCCATAATTCTGAAGTTGCTTGGCTATCCGTAAAGGGTGGTGGTGTCGGTGGTCACTGGTCTTCTGTACGTCCTGTCAGTGACAAGGCACCGGGAGTCGTTCCATTCTTAAAAGTTGTAGACAGTCAGATGACTGCATACAAACAAGGCAAGACCCGTAAGGGTAGCTATGCCGCATACCTTGATGTATCACATCCAGAGATCATTGAGTTCGTAAACTTTAAAGTCCCGACTGGAGGGGACGCTAACCGTAAGTGCTTTAATTTATTTAACGCAGTAAACATTACAGATGCTTTTATGGAGGCAGTAAAAAATGGAGAACAATGGGAACTACGATGCCCTGATTCAGGAGCTATCCGATCTACAATCCAAGCTAGAGAGTTGTGGCAAAGAATACTTGAAGCTCGCTTCAGAACAGGTAGCCCTTACCTCAACTTTATCGACACAGCCCAGCGAGGGTTACCGGATTCTCAAAGAGCACTTGGACTCACAATTAATGGCAGTAACCTGTGCAATGAAATCCATCTCGCTACATCTGAAGAACGTACAGCAGTCTGTTGCCTCTCCTCAGTCAACCTTGAAAAGTGGGACGAGTGGCGAGACACCGGAATGGTTCAAGACTTGGTCAGACTCTTGGACAACGTCCTTAAATTCTTTATCCGACATGCTCCGGAAGAGTTAGAGAAGGCTAAGTACAGTGCGTACATGGAAAGATCAGTTGGTCTCGGAGCAATGGGCTTTCACGGTTACCTGCAGAGCAAAGGAATTGCTTGGGAATCTTGGCAGGCGGCTAGTGAAAACTACCAAATGTTTAAGCGCATCAAGGAAGATGCTCTCAAGTCAACCTACAACCTTGGTAAGGAAAGAGGTGAGTGCCCTGACATGGCAGGTACAGGGCGGCGTAATGCTCATCTACTTGCGATTGCTCCGAACGCTAACTCGTCTATCATTTGTGGTTGCTCAGCGTCTATTGAGCCTATCAAGTCGAATGCGTACACGCACAGAACTCGTGCAGGTGCGCATCTGGTTAAGAACAAAGCGTTAGAGGAAGTTCTGGAGGAGCACGGTGAAAATACGGAAAATACGTGGAAAAGCATTATTGCGAACGAAGGCTCAGTACAGCATCTGGAATTCCTCAGTGAGCAAGAACGTAAGGTCTTTCGTACTGCGTTTGAACTTGACCAAGCGTGGGTTGTGGAACATTCGGCCAAGCGTCAGGAATTCATCTGTCAAGGACAGAGTGTTAATTTATTCTTTCCTGCAGGCAGTCCGAAACCGTATGTCAACTCCGTACACATCAAGGCATGGAAGGAAGGTCTCAAAGGACTGTACTATTTACGTACCAATGCCGGTGTGAGTGCTGACAAAGTTGGTGCTTCAGTTGAACGTAACGCATTGAAAGACTTCGCATCAGATGATGATGGTGAAGAGTGTATCTCATGTCAGGGATAGAGCGCAGTCACTACGAGCTAGTATGCTCTGTGTGTCATGGGGAGTTCGACATTGAACTAGAAGGCGGCATTGATGGATACTTAGGTATCCTCCCTGTTGCCTTTTGCTCAATGTGCTACTCAGGACTGGATGAATTTTTCACTCAATTACATGGTTGTCACGTAGAAGATGGAGATGAAGATGAAGATTGACGGACTACATTATGATGTCTATGGCGGTAGCCCCATAGATCGCTTTGACTTAGAAGAAAAGATCATGCAAGCATGGAAGCTTTCTGATGATATCAAGCTTCTGTTTAAATCCGCTGAGCGCATGGATACTGATCAGATGATGTCAGC